TCTTAAAACAAATGGCAGCAGGTTTCTATCGTGAGGTAGAGTTGTCTAATAACAATGAGACCACGGACAACGTGCAAGATAAAATAAATGAACTTGAAGGTGTGAAAAATACCGGAGATGATGCTTTACATACAATTCTTGAAATGCATGTTGATTTACATTTAGATGATTATGAAAAATTTGATTCAAGAGCAAAGAGTATTAAGATTCCGTATGTAGTAACTATTGATGAAGGTTCAAATGAAATTTTATCTATCTACAGAAACTACAGACCAGACGATCCATTATACAAAAGAATAGAATATTTCGTACATTACAAATTTTTACCAGGATTAGGGTTCTATGGCTTTGGCCTTACACATATGATTGGTGGTTTATCACAAGCAGCAACTCAATCTTTAAGACAATTAATAGATGCAGGTACTTTAAAAAATTTACCAGCAGGATTTAAATCACGTGGTATTAGAGTTAGAGATGATGACCAACCAATTCAACCAGGAGAGTTCAGAGATGTAGATGCACCTGGTGGAAATATTAGAGATCAGTTTTTTAATTTACCATTTACAGAACCATCACCTACTTTATACAATCTGATGGGCTTTGTTGTTCAAGCAGGACAGAAATTTGCAGCAATAACAGATTCAAATATTGGTAATGATGCTCAAAATAGAGCTGTTGGAACTACTGTGGCGTTGATGGAAAGAGGATCACGTGTCATGAGTGGTGTTCACAAGCGTTGTTACTACGCAATGAGACTAGAATTTAAAATTTTAGCAAGAATTTGTGGTGAATATTTACCGCCAGAGTATCCTTATGATGTTTACGGTGGCCCAAGACAGATAAAACAAGCAGATTTTGATAACAGAGTAGATATTTTACCTGTTGCAGACCCAAATATTATGTCAATGTCACAAAGAGTGACCTTAGCACAGGCACAATTGCAAATTGCACAGTCAAATCCACAGATGCACAACTTACATGAAGCATATAGACGTGTTTACGAAGCACTTGGAACAAAAACTATAGATCAAATTCTAAAACCACCACCAAAACAACCTGAACCTTTAGATCCTGCAAAAGAAAATGCACGTGCATTACAGATGAAGTTGCTTACAGCCTTTGAATTCCAAGATCACGATGCACATATCGCTGCTCACATGGCATTTATGGCATCTAGAATGGTACAAATTAATCCTCAGGTGTATGCATTACTACAATCACACATATCTGATCACGTTTCATTCAAAGCTAAGGCACAGGTTAAGGAAATGATGATGCAAAACCCTCAAATGGTACAACTTGCTCAACAAGATCCTCAACAATTCGAGATCATGTTCGAAGCTGAGGTTGCAAAAGTTGCTGCACAGATAACTCAAGAGTTAGTACAGACTGAAAACGCATCTCAGAACAAAGAAGACCCATTAATTAAAATAAAACAACAAGAAATTGATTTAAGAGCTATGGATCTACAAAGAAAAGCAGATGAAACTAGATTTAGAGCTGAACAAGAAAATAAAAGAGCTCAAGATAGACTTGAATTTGATTATGATAGATTAATTCAACAAGACGAACAATCAGATGAACGTTTAGAAGTAGCGAGAGAAAAAATTGACTCAAAGAAGTAATGAAAAAGGATTAAGTGGAGGTGTACGTAGTGGACCACCTCCTAAAAGAGGGCCAAACCCACAAGGACTAACGCGAAAGAAGTTTAAAAGTGTCAAACAGTACACCAAAAAACTCATACGAAAGTCTTCCAGTATCGTCTAAATTAATTTTTCTAGCTGGGATATTTGATGGAGAAGGAAGTTTTGGCATTTGGTCAAAGGGTGTTGGAAGAAAAAAAGAATTTGCTTGCACAATAGAGATGACTGACCGAGATACTATACAAAAATTTATAGATATGTTCGGAGGTCAGATGTTTCCTTGTAAAATAAGGAAACCACACCACACTCCGACCTGGAGATGGAGGCAGAACGGGTACAGGGCTTTCCAAATAATCGATAAAATGATAGAATTCATGAGTAAAAGAAGACAGGAGAAATATCATGTGGTTAAGCGCGATAAAATTGGCGGCACAAGCAGGTACGCACATCTTCAAGAAACGTCAAGAGACGAAGATGTTAATGGCAGACGCACAAATGATGCATGCAAGAAAGATGGCCCAAGGTGAGGAAGCTTTCCAGGGCAAACTTTTAGAAGCACGTCAATCGGACTGGAAAGACGAGGCGGTGCTCATAATTCTGTCGGCTCCAATTTTAATTTTGGCGTGGGCAGTCGTATCGGATGATCCGGGAGCTATGGACAAGGTGAAATTGTTCTTTGAGATGTTCTCGCAGCTTCCGAGCTGGTTCACAAATCTCTGGATTCTTGTCGTGGCGAGCATCTACGGTATAAAGGGAACTCAGATCTTCAGGGGCGGAATGAATAAGGATAAGAAATGAAATATTTAGTTACACTTATATATCACTGGTCAACTAAATTAACTTCATGGTCTTGGACAAAATTATATGGAAATAGAACAACAGGGTTAGGATACAAAAAATGACTATAGTAACTAAAGGCATGGGTGCTATTTATAAAAATCGTAAAGCAGCACAAATTAAAAAATTAAAAAATAAAGCTTTAGCAGTATTAGGAATAGGTGCTACAACTGGAGCTGGAGCAGGTGCCGTTGGAAGTTATATGTCTTCTAAATCAAAAAAAAGAAAGAGAAAGTAATGAATTTAGAAAGAGACTTACAAAAATTGAAAAAAGAAAGAGCGTTAAAAGAATCTGCTACTGCTCAACTACGTAAAAGAAGTAAAGATTCAGTGGCTAGACCTAAAGCAGAAAAAAATATATTATCAACAGACCCAAGGATGCAACAGATATGACAAAACTATGTGCTAGAGGCAAATCAGCTGCCAAAAGAAAATTTAAAGTGTACCCGTCTGCATATGCGAACGCATACGCTAGTAAAATTTGTGCGGGAAAAATAAAAGACCCATCAGGTAAGAAAAGAAAAGATTGGGGACCAAAGAAAGCTAAAGTTGGTATGGCTGTTACTGCAGGTTCACAATCAGCTATGGGTAGATTAGAAAAATCTGGAATAGCCAAAGCGAGTAAAGGAACAATAATGAAAGTTGCAAACAAATTGGAAAAAGCATCTAAAGCTCACGCAGGACAAGCTAAGACTTTGAAATCTCTTAAACTAGTAAGAGGTGGTGGTGCAGCTATTAGAGGACTTAACTTTCAAGGCGTAAGATAATGAACAAGAAAGGTTCATGCTGGGAAGGCTATATGCAAAAAGGCATGAAGAAAAAAGGGAATCGTATGGTTCCAAACTGTGTGCCTGCTATGAGTTCAGGTGGACTAACAAAATGGTTTAATGAAAAATGGGTAGATATTGGAGCAAAGAAAAAAGGTGGCAAGTTTCAAGAGTGTGGAAGAAAATCTGCCAGTGGTTCAAAGCGGAAGTATCCGAAGTGCGTACCACTTGCAAAAGCCACAGCGATGTCAAAGTCGCAAAAGGCCTCTGCTGTTGCCAGAAAAAGATCAGTAAGTAATGCAGGGCCTAAACCAACTAACGTAAGGACATAAAATGAAGATATGGAAATGGATAAAAAACTTATTTAAACCAAAAAGAGTATCTCCAGATATTACATCGGTAAAACCTAAGATGGACTTAACAGGTCTTACCAAAGGTGATATAAAGAAATTAAGGAAACAAGGAAAAATATAATGGAAGATGAATTAAAAAAACGATCTAACACAAATTACATAGCACCTTCTCGAAGAAGAAGAGGTCAGCAGGTTAGTGCAGATATTGATCGAAGAATGACAGAATCTGAAAAAAAAAATTACATCAAAAGAAATACTCGTAGAAAAAAAGATTCATCATCAAAACAAAAAATCACAAAACCATCTAGATCAATGATGATGGATACAACTACAAGTGCATATGGAGATGCAGGTAGAGGTAGACCAGTTCCTGAGTTTAGTAAAGGTGGTATTTGTAGAGGTGCAGGTGCTGCAATTAAAGGCACTAAATTCGAAGGCGTTTTTTAGTTTACAAACATTCTAAATAATATATAGATTCGTTATGAGTCTACGAGCAACATTGCTACAAGCACTAGAAGATAGATACAATGCTCAAATATCTGAAGCTGATGCAACTATTCAAATATATCTAGAAAAACCTGTAGCGATTGGTGAGCACCCACAACATCTTGACGAAATAGATAAACTAATTACAAAAATAGCTGAAGCTGAAGAAAAAATAGAAGTCCTTCAACAATTTAAATTATGATAGGTGGCGATAGTAAAGAATACGAAATACTAATAGAAGCCTGTGAATCTCTAACATCAGATAATTTATTTACAGTAGAGATAGGTGTGAGGCAGGGACTAGGTTCTAAGTTAATCCTTGAAAACCTTAAACATAAAAAACACTGGCACATTGGTATAGATCCTTACGGTAATATAT